AAGTACAGCACCTAGCTTTCTACCTAGAGCTTGTACAAACTCTGTACTAAACTCATGTCTTGATAAGTTAGGATAGTTGTCAAAGAATATGTCATGAACTTGACTGTAAAGTCTGACAAGGTCATCAGCATTTGTTGATGCAAACTTTTCATACAACTTAACAACCATGCTAGCATGACTAACATACTTACCTACTTTAATAAACTCAACAATGTGCTTGGCTGCACTGTCTACACTACGCTGAGTATGTACAAAGTTGTTAAAGGTTTCTTCTTTGTCCAGAAGCTTAGCATAGTCTAGCTCCTGTACACCTACTATCATATCAATGATACTTGGTACAGTGTCAGCCGGGAACAAGCCTTGACAGATGTGTGATAGTAAGCCTGGCTCCTGACTTAGTGTAGGTCTTACTGTCTGATATCTTTCTAGATAATGTACATTCTCCATACATTGGCTAGGTTCAGGCAGTGTGGGGGACAAGGTCCACTTGTCTTGTAGGTAACCAACCACATCATTTAGACTACTACTTCTTTCTTCATACACAAAAGGTAAGAACAAAGACCTAGCTTTCAATGGCTCTGACAAGTTGTCTGTCTCATTCATAGCAGCAATGATTACACTGCCTTTAGGCAATGGTCTACCACGCACAGTACCTTCACGCATCAGAGTCAGGATACTAGCATGCAAGTCATCCCTTGATTTGTCTAGCTCATCAAAGAAGAAGATGCTAGGTGTATCCGACCACCATGCTGGCTTCAAGTACGTCAAGCTGTTGGTACTATCTAGATACTTAGGGAAACCCAAGACCTCGTCTTGTGTCTCGTTTTGTAGCAGTATCTTTACTACAGGTAAGTCTAGTGCTTTACTGAGTTCATTCTGAATCCAGTAGGTCTTGCCTGAACTAGTCTTACCAACTAGCACAGGAACCTTAGAATCCTCAAGCCCAACTTGTTGTTGTAGCTTGAGTGCATCTAGTGCAATCTGTTTACTTATCATGTTTAACCTCCTTTAACATGGCAGCAATAAGGTTAGCAATGCGTAAGCTTTGCCTGTCCTTTCTTCCTGTCTTAATATATTGTAGTGTCTTGGATACATCTGCCAGGTTCTCTGGCACTTCTAGTTCTTGAAGTCTGTCTTCCATCCAGTCATTGAATGTTTCTGGCTGTTCAGTACTTTCTTCTGTAGTATCAGAACTATTAGTATCCGTAGTATTATCTGAGTTACTCATGGTAACACCTCCCTTGTTATAGTATTTAGTTTACATTGTGGAAAAAAAAAGAAAAGTAAGCACCTGATAGGATTACCAGGTGCTAAGAGTTAGAGAGTTAGCTTTGGATAAACAAATCAAATTGTTTGTTGTTAGCTTTGAGTTGCTCTGGTGTTGGATTATTCCCAGTTTTCACTCTATTGAATGTTAGATTTAGAACATTCACAAGTCTATATGCAAACTCGTTTATGTATGGAGTTTTATCTGAGATACTTCCAAAGTTTTTACTTAGATAACTAAGTCTACCAATTACTTTACGGCAGAGATTGTTATCCCAGATTTCTCTGGTAAGATTAAGAGACATGAATCTATCTGCTATGGTAGACTCATCAACATCTAAGACTTGAGAATAGCCTTGTGCAAGCATAGCTTGAACGTGAGACCAACCTGCATCTGTGAATTGATGAGAGTCATAGAGAGTTCCATCTTGTCTTTTGGCTTGACAAGGCTGAACATACTTATGTTCTCCTTTTAGGTATTTGTACATGATATTCAATATATCATGTGCAAATTTAACACTGGGTACTACCGGTTGTTCTAAATCTATTGATTTGAACTCTGGTACTCCATTGTCAAATCTAGATACCAATTTGATAGTCATTGGGATATCCAGAATAGAAAACTTATTGTCATTGAATTTATAGGTATCAATGATAGAACCTTTGAATACTTGATTACTCATAGTAACCTCCTGAAATTTGGATTATACACAAGCTGATTGCCAGCAAGGTACGCAGCTGAACAGCAATCAGCCTAGGAAGTTAGCACATACTAGAGAACGAAGACGATACCTCTGAGTAATCTCCTAGTTGCCCAATGACTAGTAGATACTCGGAGTGACAACAACATTGTCTCCTCGTATCTACTTGTACTGCTAAAAAGTTTTTACTAGTACTACTAGTAAAAACGAGTAAGAACAGCGTTCTTACTAATTAATCCCCCGGTGTAACGCCCCACACCCCCCATATATATAATAATATTGTCCAAGTTTTTACACGTTATTCTCCATTTGTGCACACATGTAGCCCAATATACATGTATATACACCCAGTTTTACCCATTTTATACCCACTAGCACAGTCTAATAAATGTATAATAATATCAGTAGGTTACGTCACGGCACATGTTATACCCACTAGTATACTACTAGTATACATGTTATTACTACAAGTGTATACCTAATATATACTTTATAGTATATATTATAGTATAATCTACGTGTTTTATACTAGTGCTTGACTTTTACTGTTCTGAACTATATATATTATAAGGACATGCAACACCAGGACTACGAGCAACTTAAGGCATACACGTACAAACGTGCTAGTATGTATGACTTTAGCTACCAAGATGCAGAAGATATACTCCATGATGCCCTGTTAGACCAATTAGAATCCGGGCTTGACATTTACAAACTTATATGGAAACATATTGGTAAGCACAGAGAACGTAGGCACAGAGAAGGTAAAAGACAAATAAGCATGACACACTTTGAAAATAAGGGGGAAGTATGAATAAAACATTACAGAATCTATTCCCAGACATTCCTGTATATGAAAACAAAATAGTTAAGTTTTTAGAGGTATGTTACAGCCTAGCCTGGTCATACAGAGCAGCTGGTAAAGAACTACAAATAAACCACAAAACAGTAAAAAACATATTAGACAGTATAAAAAATACACCACAATATCACACGTTTATGGGTAAGTTAGAAGTACAGATTAAAAATTTTGCTGACCCAAAATTTTCCCACACAGTATTTGACAGATATGAACAGCAACTAGCTGATATAGAAACTAGAATAAAACGTGCAGACAAACAAAATGATAAGGCACAATCTCTGCAATTATTAAAATTAAAACAGACTATATTAAAAGACCAACTAAGAGCAAGTATGGTAGCAGCTAGAGATAAAGAAGAAATAGCTACTGTACATGATGCTATATCTAGTCTGTCAGAAACAGCTTGGGAGGAAATGAATGAAAAAGTCCAATGAACAACTACCTGGCTCTGATAATGTGTTAGACCAAATAAACGGACCCAGCAATAGATATTTACCTGCTTGGGTAGCCGTTGAAGGTACAGACATAAATATAAAGAGAACTGTTAAAAAAAGAGTTAGGAAGATAGCAAATGAGAAAAGAACACAAAAATCCTAAAGGTGGACTTACTGCAAAAGGTAGGGCATACTTTAAGAGAAAAGAAGGAGCTAATCTAAAGGCTCCTGTTAAATCTGGCACAAATCCAAGACGTGTTAGTTTTGCAGCTAGGTTTGCTGGTATGAAAGGACCTATGAAAGATAGTAAAGGTCGTCCTACTAGAAAAGCACTAGCACTCAAAGCTTGGGGCTTTGGTAGTGTTGAAGCAGCAAGAGCGTTTGCAGCTAGACACAAAAAGAAAAAATAAGGAGTATTTATTATGCCAATGGGTAAAGGAACATACGGGAGTAAAAGAGGGAGACCACCAAAGAAAAAAATGGGACCTAGTATGAAAGGAAGAAAAGGTCCAGGTGACATGTTTAAAAAAGCTAAAAAGAAAAAGAAGTAAGGAGTTAATTATGATGAAAAAGAAAACAGGTTCAGGTAGCTCGTATAAAAGAACTAAAACGATGGGAGCAAAAGCCGGAGCAAAAGCTTCTAGTAAAAAAACATACGGAAAAGGTAAACCACCAGCAAACAGAAATAAAGGTACTAAAATAGCTATGGCACCAAAGAAAATGGCTAGAGGTGCTGTAGGTCCTCGTGGTAAAAACATGAAAAAGAGTTACGGGAGATAATCATGATGAAACCAAAAAGTAAAAATAAAAAAAAGAAAAACATTGCAGGTAAACTCATGGGTGGTAGAGGTGGTGCTAAACCAACTGGCAAAATGGGTGCAACTAAAAAACCTAAAAAATCTGGTGCTAAAAAAGGTGGTATGATGGGTGGACTTACAAAAAAACAAAAAACACTACCACTAGAATTACAAAAGAAAATTAAACAAAAAAAATATAGGATGGCTTAATTATGGCTTACGGTAAAAGAATGGTTACAGGTTCATTAGGTAAAGCAATATCTGGTGCAATGCAAAAGAAGAAAGAAAAGAAAAAGAAAAAAGCAAAGACTATGACAGCTAAAAGAGGTAAAAAATAATGCCAACTTGGCTAATTAAAATAATACCTACTATAGCTAATTTCTTGTTTGGGTGGTTAACAAAACGCAAACAAGATAAACTAGCCTTAGAAAACAAAGCTCTTAAACACGAGCTTTGGGTAAAGACAATGGAGTTACAAGCAAAAAAAGATGCAAATAAAACAATTAATAATCCTACTGATTATCTTAATAAGCCTTAGTTCTTGTTCAATACTTAGTAGTAAAGTTAAATTTATAAAACCTGAATGTCCTGTAGCTCCTGATTGCACTGACGATTCAAACAAGATTAGATGCTGGGCATACCAGAAACAACATTACAAGGCATGTATTGAATTACACAATAAAGCCTGGGATAAATTAAACACATATTAACCATAAGGCATGGAGAAAAAGCCTCTCATAGTTCATGAGTTACAAGAACAGGGAGGTAGATATGAGAAATATTAGAGCTGCCCAACTGAGAGTATATCAGAGGGCTCAAAGGAAAAAAAGAAATTTATGTTCATTCATCAAATTAAGTTATTGCTAGATAGGTTGTGGCAAAGCCAAGGAGACTCGGCACGCCAACACAACCTGTTTAGTAGGATAAATATATTACATATAATAATACAAACGTTATTGTTTGGAGTTATAACAATTATATGATAAGAGACTGGTGGTACAAAGATGAAAAGATGTTAGCGTTATGGAACAAGATACATAACATGACATCTGAGGAGTTTGCCAACCTTGATAAAAAAGTTAAAGCAGAGCTTCAATACTGGTATGGCAACCTTTTCTTCTTTAAACCGTACCCTGCACAAAAGCCCATTGTGGACGATAGTCACTTTAGTGTGTATGTACACGGTAATAATAGCAGTGGTAAGTCTTATTGTTGTGCTGCTGCAACAGCTTATAACGTAATAGGTTGGCACCCGAATCATACTATAGAAAAACCTAAATATGGAAATAGAATAATCTGGGCATTTAGTCCTTCATTTGACATTCAAAGAACTTCAAGTCAGGTCCATTTGTTCTCAACTGATACGCCTAATGACATAGGACTATTGCCTTCTATAGAGAGTATTGAGAAACGAGGTGGTAAAGTAGCTTGGGGTAAAAACAGATGTTTAGACTTTGTTAGATTTTGGGATGGCACAGTCTTAGAATTTAAGTCTGCAGAAATGAAAACACAAAACCTACAAGCATCTGGTATTGATTATTGCTGGTTTGATGAGTGTCCTTCTCAAACTATGCATGATGAGATTCTTGCTAGGTTGTTAAGAAAATCTGGTAAAATGATTATGAGTTTTATTGTAGAAGATGCTACTAGTAATTATATAGTACAAGATATATATGATAGAAATGAACAAGATGAAGATACAGCATTTCACTTTATAGATGTATATGACAACTTATCTTTAGAAAAAGAAGAGATAGAAAGATACAAGAAAAGGTTTACTGAATCAGCTATGCACTGGAGATTTAGTGATGGTGGTAAGTTTCAGTTACAACCAAAAGGTGCATTAGTATATCCTGATTTTTGTGAACAACATGCAGTTGATGACTTAGTAGACCAATATGACCCGTTAAGAACACTATGGAGAAGTTGGGATATGGGATTTGTAAGACCTGCATGTGTAGGTTTTCAGATTGACAAGTATGGTAGAAAGAATGTATTATTTAGTATGATGGGACATAATGTTCAATTAACAGATTTTATAGATGAGGTGGAAAGTTATTGTAATGAAATATTACCTAAAGTTGTTGAAAAAATGGATATTCTCCCACATGATGCTAATAGAAAATATGATGTATCTGTTAACAGTGCTCTTGATATATTTAATAATAAAAAATTAAAAGCAGATACCATATATGTAAAAAGAGATATGTCACATGCACAAGTTAATGATGAGTTAAAAAAATTTACAAAAGGAGAACCCATGCTTAGGTTTGATTCTAAGCATTGTAGTTTACTCATGCAATGCTTATCTGGATATACTAGAAATGAAAAAACTGGCAATCCTAGAAAAGATAATTACTACGAGCATGTGTCAGACGCATTTAAACTAGGATGTTTTTATGTGTCTAAGAAACTGATGAATCAACAAACAACGGCTCCAAAAGAGCCTACATATTTTGGTTTACAGTTTGGAGATGATAATGAAAGAATCAGACATATTAAAGTATTTTAACTTTATAGAAAGAGAAGCTGAAGAAGGGTTTGTTGCTGTTAGAAAAGACTGGCAAGAAAACTTAAAGTTTTATATGGATGAATACCAGTTTGAAAATAAACTATCTTGGCAAACAAAAATTAAAGACCCTATAGTAGACAACTTAATAGTCCGTATGACTAACTTTTTTGTTAGAATACTAATGTCTAGTGACAATAAATATTTTACTATAGAACATCCTAATCCAGCTGTAAAAGCTGGATTGTCAAAACTTGTAGAAGCTGTATTAAAAACTAATAAGTTTCCTATGATTTTTGGTGATGCATTAAAAATGGCTTTATTAACAAGTCCATATATAACAAAAGTAAATTATAATTATAAATCAGAAAGCTATCCTACATATGACCCAGATAGTGGTGAATATGGTACAACAGATAGCATTGTTGGCAAAACAGAAATACACAATGTTGACCCTATGAATATGCGTTTAGACCCTGTAGGTAATATGTATATCATAGAAAAGAAAGAGGTTGATGTAGGTGATTTCGTAAGTATGGCTGAAGTAAACGGTTGGAAAAACGGAGAAAAAGTCATGCGTAACTTATACAGAAAAACTGATGGTGAGTATAGTCATAGACCTACAGTATCATTAGACTATGTATATAGTAAATGCTTAACAGATGATAAAGGAAAAATGCTAGATGAACATGTACACTTTATTATTGCTAATAAAGAATATGTCGTCTATTACGGTAAGAACATCTTACCAAAAGGTCAGTTCCCTTACATAGTAGGATTTCCTATGAAGGTGCTGAAAGGTAGATATGGTAGAGGGTACATAACAAAGCTTAGGTCTTTGTTAAGTTCTTATGTTGAATCAATGAACCTGTTACTTGACGCTTTTACTCTGAATACTTTAGGTGTATACGAAGTAGTAACTAATAATATAGAATCAGGTAAAGCTCACTTGTTTGGCTCGGTCGTACCAGGTAGGTTATATCCTGTAACATCAACAGGAACTATAAACCAAGTTTATAATAACTCGGTTAATCCCAATGCTACAAACCTTTTATTTGTACTTGATAGACTTATTCAAAATAGGTCGTTCCAAAACGAGTTCTTTCAAGGACAACCAACTAGTAAAGGCAGACCAACAGCTTCTGAGATAAGTCAGAAATCGCAAGAAACATCTGGTTTCTTTGCAGATATAGCTAATGAGATAGAGAGGTCTGTAATAGAACCTACTCTAGAATTAGTTCTACATACAGAGCTAATTTATATGAATGATATATCTCATTTTGACTACAGCAAATCCCTTGAAGATTCAGAAGCGTTAGATGTACTGAAAGTAATGAGTTTTAATGAGCGTATAGACGCTATAAAAGATTCTACACTTACAGTCAAGGGTATCTCTGGCAAAGTTCTGAAGATGACTAATTTTCAGAAGTTGATGCAGATTATCAATGTAATTGGTAACATGCCTCAAGTTGCTCAGGCGTTAGACCCAATCAAATTCGTACAAAGAATATTTGAATCCTTTGATGAAAATCCAGAGGATATCATAAACATGGATATGTTGAAAGGTCAAGGTGGACCTGGTGCAATGCCAACGGGTGCAGAGGGAGCTTCACCAGCTCAACCTCAATCACCAGAACAAATTATGGAGGTATTAAACAATGTCAGAAGAAACGAAACAGAATAATTCTGTTGAAGAACAAGCAGATGACAGAATCCAAATTAAACCAAAGGATGCAGCTGAACAGTTGTTACCAGGTGGAAAATCTGTTAATGAGATGTCTAATGAAGAGATGGCTCAGTATACTGCTAACATGGCTAAAGCAGATAGATTGTATGCAAAACATACAGATGGTCTAGCTGATTTAGACAGAGAAGTCTTTGATGCTTTACTTCTTGCGAGTGACCAAAGTCAGGCTGTAGAGGAACGTTTTAAATCTACTGTAAGTAAATTTGAAGCTATCAAAAACCCTGAATCTGAGGACAAGAAGGATGATAAAGTAGAAGAGAAAAAAGAAGTTCCCCCACAAGGGAATATGGAGACAACTGGTAGAACTCCCAGTAATCCAATAAATAAACTGGAACCTGAGAATGATGCTCCTCTTGGAGATGACCAAGATTACTTTGACTTTATGTTAAAGAGGTATCGTCAGCAGACTACAGTTAAAAGAAAAGAAACAATAAATTAATAACTAGGAGGAAAAAGTTATGCCACAAGGAGCAGTTAGTTTTCTTAATGAATCCGATAGACTTGCCAAGTTAAAAATGGACAGTGATATTAGATTCGTTGCAGGAAACATGATGCAATTCAGAAACTTGTCAAAACCAATTCAAGCATTTGGTAGAAACAAAGGTTCAACAATTGAAATTGAAAAATATCAGAAGTTAACAAAAGCTACTGGTACTATTTCAGAACTTCAATCATTACCTATGAACAAACCTAATGTTGGATTTGTACAGGTTACTGTAGCAGAGTATGGTAATGGTGTATCATACACTAAAAAATCACAAACATTAGCAGAATATTCTGTAGATGAAACTCTTAAAAAGATATTAGCTATGAACGTAGCTGAATCTATGGACCAGGTTGCTGGTACAGAGTTTCAAAACTCAGATGTATTCTACACACCAACATCAACAACAGCAGGAACATTAGATAAAGATGGGACTGTGAGTACAAGTGCTGGAGCAGCAATTACTTCTGCACATATTAGAGACATAATCAGAAATCTAAAAACTGATAATGTACCAAAATGGGATGGAAATTCTTACTTAGGAATCTTCTCTCCTTTTGCAATGGCTAAACTGTTTGAAGACACAGCAGCTGGAAGCATTGTAGACTTACACAAATATGACCAACCAGAGAACTTAATCAATGGTGAAATTGGTCAATACTTTGGAATGAGAATGGTAGAAGAGAACAACGTTCTTTCTAACACAATCGGTGGGTCAGCACACAATGGTGAAGCTATCATCTGTGGCTTTGAGCCAGTAGTTGAAGCTCTTGTAGAACCAGAATCTACTATGGTAGAAAACTGGGACTTCAACAGATTCACAGGTATTGCATGGAACGCATTGACAGGGTTCAAGAAAGTTTGGACTAATTCATCTGACAATGAGTATCACTTAGTTAGAATTCATTCTAACGATTAGGAGGTAAAATAACATGGCTTTTAATAGTAAAGTACAATTTGCTATGATTCCAGTATCAGCTGACCTTGATGGAACAGCTGGTGATGATTTTACCTTTAAGGTGAATCATCCTATGATTATTCATAGATTTGAATTTATAGTACAAACTGCAGTTGTAGCTACGTCTACTGCACCAGTAGTATCATTAGATTTTACTGACACAGTAGGCAGCGTATCTAGAGCTGAGAAAGTAACATTGACAGTTCCAAACACTACAGCAGCTGGTGTTACTATAGAGGCGGATTTAACTCCGTTCTTTGTACAAGACACTGACATCTTACACTTTGAGAGAAAAACTCAAGGTGCTGGTGGTACAACAGCTGGTGACGGGTTTTATCTTATTTATTATGAGTTAATTCCTGACGGTAACGGAGTTGCCTAAATGTGGTATAGAGTGCACCTAAATAGAGTACACTTTAATCCATTGGATAAAGAGGGCAAGATGATTAGAGTCTTGTCCTCTGGTCCTACATTTAATTGTATGACTGAAACAGATATAGAAGTAGAATTATTATATATGCTAGCAGCACCAAACTCAGAACTTATGCAATTTGTAAAGTCATGGAGTGAGCAAGATAATTCATGGTATCAATTAGTATTTACTAAATTATCTAGTGCTACAAGAGCAGGATTTACAGGTAAAGCAAAAGTGTTTAGTTATTTTGGATATGCATTGTGTCAACGTATAGCAGACAATATAATTTTTGAAACTAAATACATGAATGTTGGAAACTTAAGTGCTTACAATGTAGGTGCAAACAGAGACGTAAGAGAAGAAGTTAGAACTAAAAATAATAATAAGATACCTGGTGGAGAGAAAGTAGGAAAAGACTGGGTTGAGAAAAATGGTGGTATATGAGAAGTGAATTAAATTATGACAGAAGTAATATACGTACTAAAATAAAAAGTATTATAGGAAGAAACTTTAGTGGTATAGATACAGTTATAAATGATTTAATAAATATAGCAGTAGAGCTATTTGGTAATACTGTGCAATCAGTATATGATGAATTTGTATACACACATACAGTTACAAGTGGAGAAGTATCTGCAAAGACAGATGAATATAATTTACCTAACAGAACAAAAGTAATACTAGATGCATATTATATAGATGTATCAGGAAGTGATGATGTTTATTATCCTATACATTTAAGAAGTCCTATAGATTTTAATGAAGCTGGTAATTATACTCCAAGTGTAAAATATGGTAGACCTACATTTGATTATTCATCAGACACTATAAAGTTTGGTGTAAGTTATAACACATCAGGAGCTACTCGTGCAGATTACACAGGTATACCACAGCAAGGATATAGAGTAAATAATGCATTTCATGTATATCCAAGACCAGGTAGTTCAGAACAAGATAATAAAATAAGACTTATGTTAGGATTATTTCCTGCAGATTTACAATCTGACAGTGATAAAAATAGTATTACAAAAAGTTACCCACAAGCATTGATAACATATACAGCAGCAATGTTTTGGGGAATGCATATGAATGATGCACAAAGAGCAGCACAATATCTATCAACAGCACAACTGTTGTTAGCAAGTTTTGCAAAACAAGACGAAATAAACAAATTAGTAAATATAACTATGAAGTTACAATAGGAGGACACAATGGCAAACGCAATATATCCAGCAGCCAAAGATTCATTTCTTAAAGGAGAAATAGATTTAATAGATGATACAATTAAAATTGCTCTGGTAGATACAGGTACTTATACCTACAATGCAGCACATGATTTTTATAATGATTTGTCTGGTGTTATTGGTACACCAGTAGCATTAGGTAGTAAGACTGTATCATCAGGGGTATTTGATGCAGCAGATGCAACCTTTACTACACCATCATCAGGTACATCTGTAGAAGCATTAGTTATTTACAAAGATACAGGTAACACAGCTACAAGTAATTTAATTGCATACATTGATACAGGTACAGGATTACCTTTTACTACTAACGGAGCAGACGTAGATATAGTCTTTGATTCAGGTAGTAACAAAATCTTTGCATTATGAGAAAGTTTAAGAAAGTACCTAAGACAAAAGGTGGAGTACCTAAGAAATATGTTGCAGGTACTAAGAGTCCATCAGCTAGAGAACGTGAGATAAAACGTACTCGTGCATTATACAAAGCAGGAAAATTAACTCCTGCTATGATGGACAAGATAAGTAAATCAAGAGCAAAGGATAGGAGGAAAAAACGTGCCTAGTTATAAAGGAATACCTGGAGCAAGTAGATTCTCTAAAAGTACATTAGACAAAGTGTACAAACGTGGAATGGGTGCTTATTATTCTTCAGGCTCTAGAAATGTCCCAGCTCATGCGTGGGCTATGGGTAGAGTAAAAAGTTTTGTATCAGGTAAAGGTGGTGCAAGAAAAGCAGATAAAGATTTATTAGGAAAGGGGAAAAAGAAAGTTGCCAAAACTAACAAAAAGACAAGAAGCAGCACTAAAAAAGCATAGTGTACATCACACAAAACCAGTGCTAGCAAAGATGAGGAGACAGATGGAGCGAGGTATGAGTTTTACACAAGCACACAAGAATGCTCCTAAGAAAAAGAAATGAGAAAAGGATTATATGCAAACATACATGCCAAGCGTAAGCGTGGTGAGAAGATGAGAAAGAAAGGTGCAAAGGGTGCACCTACAGCAAAGCAGTTTGCTAGGGCTAAACAAACAGCGAGGAAAAAATGAGTATAGCAGGAAGTTTAACAGACGCTATAAATTTTAGATATGTGTTTACTATTAGTGGCACTCCTACAACTGTTAGTGGTGCAGATGATAATAGTAAAACTTTAGCTTATAATGTAGGTTTTGTAGACGTATATCTGAATGGTGTAAAGCAAGTAGTAGGTACAGACGTAACAGCTACATCAGGTAGTACTCTTGTATTTGCTAGTGCACTTGCAGCTAATGATATAGTAGAAGCTGTAACTTTTGATACGTTTACTTCTGCTACTGCAGCTATAGTTGGCACACGTTCAGAATTTAATTATGTAATAAGTGGTACACCTACTACAGTAAGTGGAGCTGATGCAGGTGGTAGTACATTATCTTATACAGCAGGATTAGTAGATGTATTCTTAAATGGAGTACGTATGAAAGTAGGTACTGATGTTACAGCAACTAATGGTACTGAAGTAGTATTTGCTAGTGCGTTAGCAGCAGGAGATTTAGTAGATATTGTAGCACATCAAAATTTTAGTATAGCTAATCTACCTGCTAGTTCTATAGGCTCTGGCACATTGTCTAATGATAGACTACCAACTGGTACTGTATTACAAGTAGTATCTACAACTAAAACAGATACATTTTCTACATCAACAGGTGGTTCTTTTGTAGATATAACTGGCTTGTCTGTAGCAATTACACCAAGGTCTACAAGTAGTAAAATTTTTGTATTAGTAAATACACAAGTAGGTGGTGATGAAATGTTTTATATAAGATTAGTAAGAGGTAGCACAGCAATAGCTGTCGCAGATGATGACGGTGCTAACAGAATTGAATCAACACAAGGTGGTGTTTTTCAAGCTTCTAATAATGACAAGGCTGCACCTATGGGAGCAAGTTTTTTAGATTCACCAAATACAACAAGTGAAACAACTTATAAACTACAAGTTAGGAGACATACTGGAGGTAGTGGATTAAAAGTAAATGCTTCATTTAGTGATTCAGATTCTACTTTTACTGGTAGAGGCGTCTCAACAATAACAGCAATGGAGGTTCAAGGATAATGGACATAATATCAGCAATTTTAGCTCTAGACCCAAATGCACAAGTAAGTGTAAATGCAGAGAGTCTTGACCAGATTACATGGCATGATGGTAATCCTAATAACATTACCAATGACCAGATAACTGCAAAACAAGCAGAGTTAAAAACAGCTTACGACAATAAAAAATATCAAAGAGATAGAGCTGCAGAATATCCTAGCTGGCAAGACCAGTTAGACAAGATATACCATGACGGTATTGATGCATGGAAAGCAGATATAAAAGTAGTAAAAGACAAATATCCAAAGGGGTAATATATGGGTAGACGTAGAGATTTAGGTAACTATGCAGGTAAAGTATTGCAAGTAGTAAGAGGTGGGTTAGCCACTAAGTTTGCTTCATCAGCAACAGCTACATATGTAGATATAACAGGTCTTACAGCTAGCATTACTCCAACATCAGCAGATAGCAAAGTTCTTGTTCATGTAACTATATGGACAGGAGGTGCTAATGATGCTTACCCTATGTACAGATTATTAAGAGGTAGTACAGAAATAGGAAGTGGTACTAGTAACAGTGGCAGTAACAATGTTAATGTTCTTGCAGGTGGATTTTTTGGAGCAGGTGGTGCTCACATTCAATACACACAAAAATGTTTGAATAGACATTTCTTAGATTCACCAAGTTCTGCATCTGAAGTAACATACAAGATACAAGGTAAAAATGCCTATACAGGTGGTAGTGCAGGAATAGTTTATGTTAACAGAGCTGAGAATGATGGAGACAATTTGTTTGCAGGTTGTACACACAGCGAGTTAGTTTTAATGGAGGTAGCAGCTTAGTGAGTAAAGCAAGAGAATTAGGAACATACGCAGGCAAAATATTACAAGTTCAATCAACTATTAAGACTGATACCTTTAGCACAACGTCTGGTTCAGTAACTGATATAACAGGCTTGAGTGTAGCTATTACACCAGCATCAACTTCTAATAAAGTTCTTGTAATAGCTAGAGTAAATATTGGTTTAAATAGAACAGCACCATATTTATACCCACTATTTTTGTATAGAGATTCTACATCTATAGGTCCACATGATGCAGCTAGTAATAGAACAAGAGCACATTCTGGTGGACAATGGCCGTGTGCTGCAACTGACCCAACAGTAGATTACGTATTAGAATTTTTGGATAGTCCAAGTTCTACCAGTTCTCTTACATACAAAGTTGCTATGTTTTCAGAAAGTAGTGGCACAGCATATGTTAATAGAGGTACAGAAAATGATGGAGATAGTGCTATAACAGGTAGATTTACATCAGTTATTACAGTACAGGAGGTTGCAGGGTAATGCCAGTAACAAGTATAGCAACAGGAACAGTGACCACAGATGGCACAGAGCAGACCGTAGGTTCTGCACAAACAGGAGATTTCTTTTTCTCTGGTTACATAGATTTATCAAACAACGCAGCTGGAGATACAGTTGTAATAAAAATAAAAGTAAGGGTAGATAGTAGTGATATTATATGTATACAAGATACATTTACTGGTGCACAAGCTGAACCATTATATTACTTTCCACCACTACCTAGTACAGAAAATTTTGTAGTAACAATACAAAAAACAGGTGGAACAAATAGAGCATATAAATTTAGGATATTTTCAGCGTAGATGGCATTAGGTAGTTTTTCAGGATTTAGACTTTATCAAGCTTCAATAAGTGCAGCAGCTCCTGTATTAGAAGTTGAGCCTGATTCTGTTACAACAACTAACGCCTTTGGTACACCAGTTGTAACAATGCAAGCTAGCAATACAGGTCTAGCTGATGGGTTTGCATTTGGTACTACGGTAGTCAAGTTAGAAGTTAATACACTAACTGGATTTGAAGATACATTTGTATTTGGCACAAGTATTGCTAAGTTACAAGCTAGTAACACAGGTATATCAGACGGTTTTGTTTTTGGTACACCAATAGGAAAGTTACAAGCAAGTAACACAGGATTGTCTGACCCGTTTGCTTTTGGTACGACTATAGCAAAACTAGAAGCTGGTACTACTGGTATCTCAGACAGTTTTGTATTTGGAACATTAGGCTCTAAGATGAATGTAACACTTAGTGGCTTTGCAGAAACAGACGCTGTAGGTAATGCGTTAGTAGTATTTAAAGACTGGTCAGTAGTAGTTGCACCTACAAGCACAGACTTTAGCGAAGTAACAGCTGCAAGTAGTACAGACTTTAGTCAGGTAACTGCAGCAAGTAGCACAGATTTTACTGAGGTAGAAAACGAAGGTAGTTTATGAAGAGGTTTATAAAAGATTTATCAGGTGGCTTAAATTTATCTAGACCACCCCATTTAATACAAGATAATCAATTATCTGTTGCAACTGATTGTGTTTATAGGTCAGGCAAATGGCAGAAACGTGATGGCTTTGCAAACTTAACTGCAACAACAGATACTGCAAAAGTATTAGAGATAACTGACCAAATAAGAAATGATGGCACAGTAAGAAGATTTCATGCTACAACAAATAATATATATGAATGGAACGGTAGCAGTTACACAGCTAGATTATCTGCAGGTAGTAACAGACTATCAACAGAAAAATTATTCTTTACAGAAATAAACAATGAGATATATGTAGCAGATGGTAAAAATAGTATAGCTAAATCTAGCACAGGAGCATTTAGCAATGTATCTTGGGATACAAGTAGCTCTGGTAGAAACGTAACAACTGCACATATTATAATAGCATTTAATTCTAGATTATTATTATTTAATACAACAGATGGTACAGATGGAGAAGTTCCTTTTAGAATGTTGTACACAGATGTATTAGATTTTGATAGAGTAGCTAATACAAATTTCCTAGACTTAGATTATTCTGGTAGTCCAATAGTTGCAGCAAAAAGATTAGGTCAAAACTTTATAGCAGTATATAAATCAGACTCTATTGTAACATTACAAGACCAAGGTAGCCCATTGTTTTTTGTACCTAAAGCTAGACAGACTATAGGTATCATAGGACCAAAGGCTGTAACAGATATACCTAATGGACATTTGTTTGTTAGTAATGATGGCATCTATGTATTTAACGGTGGAGCAGTAGAACCTGTAGCAGACAGAACGGTAGTCAATGAATTATTTAGTAATTTAAATTATACATACAAAGACAATATATATTGTTGGACAGATTTTAAAAATAGAGAAGTAGTAATACATTATCCTACGGGTAGTAATGAAGAACCTGATAAATGCATTGTATGGAATTATCAATCTAATGTGTGGAGTCAATGGAACTTTGCTGCATACTCAGGATTTTATAGATATAGAAGTGTATCAGCACCAGAAGTTTATTTTGGTTCTGGCTCAGGAATAGTAAAACAAAGAGATACATCAGGAACAGATGGTAGTTCTGCAATAGCTAGTACATTATCAACAAAAGCATTTCATAGTATATTTGATGGACAAGTTCTTGGAGCAAGTGCTGAAGGAGCTACAGATTATGTACAAGTATTAAGAGTACAAACAGATGCTACTCCAACAAGTACAACAATATCTGTAGGAACTGCAGACTTAGGTACAGACACACCTAGCTTTACAGACCAGACTATAACAGATGAAGATGGTAAAGCACCAAGAGCAGACTTTAATAATTATGGTAGATACATAACAATCAAGGCTACAAACTTTACAAGTTTGTCTGAGTTTGTAGTAGATTTAGAATCTGGAGGAGATAGTTAATGGGACTTAATAACTATACTTTTGATGACATAACTATACCTCAACCACCTGTTCAAGTAGATACAGAGTTAATAGATTATGTTAATAATAAGTTACCTCAGTTTTTAAACTCACAGTATCTTGCATTACTAGATTTAGTATCAGCTATACAGAAAGCATTTCTAATAGATAGTAGTCAGATAGTATCACTAGATGCTGATAAAATAACAAACAATACACAGTTTACACAAAGTGTATTTATAGGAGCAGAAAGTAAAATTAAACTAGATGGATTAAATAATCAAATAACTATAGATGATGCTCAAAGCTCACCAGTTACAAGAGTTATACTTGGTAAATTAAGTGCTACAAGTAATGACTATGGTATAAAAGTTATAGATGCTTCTGGTGCTGTAAAGTTTCAATCAGGTAGCACTACTGTAATGGATGGTGGGATTATAACTGCTAATACTATTACAGCTACTCAGATAAATGCAGATACAATTACAGCTACAGAAATAGCAGCTAATACTATAACTTCAACAGAACTTGCAGCAGACAGTGTAACAGCTACAGAAATAGATGTAGCTAATTTGTCAGCTGTATCAGCTGACTTAGGAACTGTAACAGCAGGTACGATAACAGGTGGTACTATTCGTACTTCATCTAGTAATCCTAAATTACAATTAGATAGTAATGGTTTATATGCTTATAAGGCAGATGGAACTAACACAGCTTTTATTGGAAATGATGGACAGTTTAGATTTGGGACAGATGCTGGAGACAAAGTAGTATGGAATAATACAAGCTTAGCTGTAACTGGAGATATTATTGCTACAGGTAATATACAAGATGGAGCCATTACAAATCCTATAATTACTACAGCTTCATCAAGTGATTCATCTGATACAGATTTAACAGTATCAACAAAAGGTGGAAATATTATAGGTACAATATCCATAGTAGCTGTAGTAAGAGGTAGTGGTACTGTAGGTCAAGGCACTGCTAATTTACAAGTAACAATAGATGGTAATACATTTAAGAATACATGTAGTTTTTATGCAACATCTGGTGGTGGTTCTGTAGTTACAGCACAGAATCAATCTGGTAATACAGTAACAGGAACATTCTTAGACGGAGACCCTGCAGGTAGTATTACAAGTGCAGCAAATACAACGTATACAGTATCTGTAAGTATACAAGATAATAACAGTGGTATTACAGCAGCTATACAAAGCTACACAATATCACTAGTAACATTGGAGACGTTTAAATGAACAAGTGTGAATGTAAAAATAAAAAGAAACTAGAAGAAAAGTTAGCAGACTTAGAAGTTCGTTATGAACAATCTAAAGCTGCAACAGCATATTTACAAGGACAGCTAATTCTTATCAAAGAATTAATAGAATGTCTTTGTAAAGAAGGTGAGTGTGAATGCAAAGCTGGATAAAAGAATATACCAAAGAAGCTAGTCCTTGTTTAGATATTACACCTTTTGTAGAACAAAATTCTACAACTGAAAATATCTGGTTAGGTACTCAGCACGTAGGTATATTTGTATATACAGTAAATCAAGATATATGTACTATTCATATTATGTGGATAAAGCAAAAGCATAGACACAAATTTAGACAAGCTGCTAAGTACATAGCAGAGTTTGTAAAAAGAGCAGGATATAAAAGAGTAGAATTAGTTACTGATTTAAGAGTTTGTCAATTAGTAGAAAGATACTTAAAATTAAAACCTGTACAAAAAATATATTTAGAAGAAATAGATAGAATATTGGAGGTTCTATAATGGGATTTAGTAGTAGTAAATCAAAATCAAAACAAGTATCTGGACCAAGTCCAACACAAACTAAAGCAGCAAATATTTTGCTGGAGGCTATAGTACCGGGTAGTTCAGGAATAGGTGGATATGTCCAACAAGGACAGCAACCTTCTCAACAAATGCAAACACAAACAAGTTTACCTTATGAAGGAGAGGGAAGTGTTCCATCAAGAATGATACAACCTGCTACTCCTGATGGAAGTAGAGTAGGTTATGGGTATGAGCAAGGTATGAAAGAATCTCAAGCAAATTTAGGAGATAGAACTTTTAGTGATGTAATAGGTAAAGGGGTGGTTAGGTCTCCAAATCAACTAACTCCTCAAGAAGCAGGACGAGTATCAGATACATTGCTACCTTCAATGACAGATATGAGATTTAAAACTATGGGAGAACAAATGGAGTTGGGTAGAGGAACAGATGAAGAAAGACAAATCATAGCTCAACAAGAAGCTATGGCAGCTGACCCTATTAAGTTTGCTCAAGAAGTGCAAGATAACATTGTACAAAAAGTGTATGCAGGTCAAGCACTAGAATTACCTACTACACCTGAAATTACTGATTACATATCTGATGTGTACAATAAATTACCAGAGTCTTTAAAAGGTTTAGTAGATGATGTGGTAACTAAAGGAACTAATGCAAATATAGATACTAGTATTACAGCTGCATCAGAAAAGTTATTAGCTCAAGCTCAACAAACTGGAGACAAGCTAATGAAAGATACTCTTGGAAGATTTTCAGCAGCAGGAGCTGCTACTAGTGGTGCTGCAATAGCAGCAGCTAGTCAGATTACATCTGAGATAGCTGTTAATTTTGGAGCTGAGTTAGTTAACTTTACTCAGACTGCTATGCAACAAGCTCAACAAGATAGACAAATAGCTTTACAAGCTTTAAATCAAATAACTACTACAGCAGACAGAGCTAGAGCTCAAGATTTACAAGCTGATATAATTAATTTAGAAACATTAAATACAACACTTGGAGCTCAGTTAAACAGTTATGTACAATTAACACAAAGTTTTTTACAAAACTCTCAGTTCTATACAGACATAATTGCAAATCAATTTAATGCTATGAGCTCTACAGATGTAGAAAATTTTAGAATGGTATATGAAGTATTAGTAAGTCTAGCAACTGGAGGACCAGGTAGTAGCTACGGTAAGTCTACATCTAAAAGTTTTGGATTAGACTTTGGTGGTTTAATATCTGGTAACTTAGATGCACTAATAAATGACTAGGAGATAAAAATGGCAAGACCAAGAATGGATATAAGAAAATTTGGAGACATACTTAGACCTGTAGTAGGTGGACAGAGTAATCAAGTTGAAATGTCTGATATGAATGTAGAAGCACCTCAAGCTGAAATTCCGTATAGTAGAGCAGCTGCTGCTTTTAGTGGAACTAAAGCAGGTGATAGAATTGAAGCTGCTAACATGTCATCAGGTCAATTTGAGAGCAAAGCAACTACTGCTGATGACTATGCTTACAGAGATGCAAATACAGGAGAAGTTATTGATATATCTGGTTTGGTAGACAAAGATGATAATCCTTTAGAAGCTTACATTCCAAATGCTACAGCTAGTGCTGACCAATTAAGAACTAACAATCAAGTAAAAGTTGTTAACCAGTATGGAGATGAATTAAACGCATACTATGTAGATGTTCAAGCTAAAGATGCAGAAACTGGGCAAACTATTAACTTACAGAAAAAAATGTATAGAAACGTAGATGAATTCTACGGAGATGAAAATGCATTAAAAGAAGCAGGATACTCAACTTTAAAAAGAAACTACATGAAGTTTGGTTTTAATGAAAGAGATGCACAAAAACTAGTTGACCAAGCAAAACTTATGCAGAATGACAAAACTAAAACTTTTAACAAAGGATTGTCTAACTTTCAAATAAAAAGACTACAAGCAGAAGCTTTAAATAAAGCTTTTGAATGGCAAGGAGAAAATGATAATCAAACACTAAGATTAAAAACTTCAGACCCTGTAAGTGAATTAAAAAGATTAACAACTGAAGCTGATGAAAGATTAGGTAAGTTTACTTTTAAAGATAATAATGGTGTTACAAAAAATGGTATGGATTTCTTAAATCTAGAAGTTAGATATGGTACACATTTATTTGTACAGAATTTAAAAGATGTTCATTTAACTAATTTAACTGAAGGAAAAGTTTCTACTAAAATGGAAGAAGCAAAAGAACAGTTCCGTAAAAAAAATCCAGATAAAATAATAGAAGGTAACAAAGGTTTTGAAATACTTACAGGAGCTCTTACTACACAAGAAGATTCAGAAATGAAAAATAGTGCAGATGTTACTGGTATAACTTCTACTAAAAATAATGTTTTAGTGTTACATACTTTTAACAAAGTTGATGCACAAGAAATAATTGATACAAAGAATGGTGAAGCTGCTACTAAATTACTTATAGATGCAGGTTTTATAGACCCTACTAGATTAGCATATGACAATGAATCTGAAAAACAAGCTATTGATGCAGGCTCTATAGAATTATTAAAAACAATTAATGAAAGTGTAGACGAACTAAGAGAAGCAGTAGAAGTTACTTTAGAACCAGGTCAATATAGTCAAGTGCTAGAAGAATATAACACATGGTACACTGCTAATTCAAGAATTTTAAGAGATGAAGAAAGAAAAGTAGATAATATACTAGGTAATTTTAATGCAGAAAATTCTAATTATTTTAATAAATTAAATAGAATGGACCAACAAGGTAAATTTTTTAATGCAGATTATGATGATAGTTTTACTGGTAAAATATACAATAATCCTCAAGAGATGATAAACGAACTTGATAAAAAATACAGTACTAATCCTATTGAATATCTAGCCCAAGTAAAAAGTTTGCAAGATGCAGGGGTTATTACAACTGAAGCAGCTGCTATGTTGGGCACAAGAGCTAGGTATTTAGAAGTAAGACTAGGAGCTACTATACCTGAAATTAAAAAACTAAGAGATAGATTAGGATTAAAATCCAGAATAGAAGTACCTGAAGATGTAGAAGTTGAAAATCAAACTGGACTAAAATTTAAAGGACAAACTTATGCTGTAAATACATCTTTCAATAAAGATACTGGTAAGTATGAACCATATGCACTTGCAGGTGAGGCTAATCCTAAGTTTGCTGATAGGCTTAATTTTGGTATGAGTGCAAATAAAGTTTATGTAAATCATCAAGATGTACTAGATGATAAATTTCCTGGAGAAGCTAAACTAAAATTTGCTGAAATAATTATAAACAGAGCTAATGGTAATGAAGATGACATAGCTTTTATTAAGAAAAATTTTAATTTAGATGATGAACAATATAACTCTTTAGGACTTAAAGACATGACACCTGCAGAACTTGTAGAGATTCTAGATGAAGCTAGAGATAATGTAAACAATACTAAATCATTGGGCAAAACTGTTCAAAAAGGTATTACAAGCTTAGTAGAAGAAGCTAAAGAAACTATTAAAGACCCTACTGGACTTAGAAGAGCTTTTCGTGCAGGTAGAGATGTTATTAAAAAAGGACTAGAAGAAAGAGCAAGAGTTAAAGAAGAAACAGGTAAACCACCTACACTTCCAAGAACACAACCCGGTGGTGGTATAGATTACATGAGAGAATTATTTAAACGTAGGAGTAACTAATGGCTGATACAAAAGTAGAAATTGTAGAAAAAGAAGAAGAAGAAGAAAACGAATTTGATATAAACGAGTTTTTAGCTCCAGAAAATAAAAGAATGTTTACAACTAAGGACTACATAAATGTAGCTCCTGGTTTTAATCCTACTGACTATTTTATATCTGCTAATTATAAACCTATTGATTTTGCACAAACTAATGCTGAGATAGCTAACAATCCAGGAGGAGCATTTTTGCATGGATTAACTTTACACCATGCAGGAGAAAAACCAGATTCTTATGCATCTCTAGACGGGTTAAGTTACTTAGCAGGTTCTCTTATACCTTTGTTAACTATAAACCGTGTATCTGCAGGTACTTCTAGAAGTTTAGTAGGTAGACTTGGATTTGCTGATGATGCATACATGGTAGGTGAGGGAGGCAAACTAGTGCCTAGAGTTGGTGGTATGTCTAAATTATCTGCTAATAAGTCTCAACCTTACAAGTTACAAATGGAAGGACCTTTTACTAAAGTACAAGATACAATGAGAGGAGCTCCTGCTATTAGAAAAATTATGGCTAACAAAGCTAAGTTAGACCATGGTATTAGAATTGCAATGGAAGCTGGATTGTGGAATTTATCTGATGCTGAACTAGGAGGATTGTCAGGATATCAAGATGCTTTATTATATACAAGTATTGGAGAAGGTCTTGCAGCAGGTATATCTAGAGTAGCAGGTAGAGTTAAAAATAAACTAAGAACTAAAGGAAACAATGCTAATACTAAAGTAAAAGTAGATGAAACTAAAGCAGATGATTATGATGTAACTCAAGCAGCTAAGCAAGCTGATGAAGCCATAGATGCAGAACCTACTATACCTGAAGGCGTAGGACCAAAAGAAAAACAATTTGCCATAGAAAAAATACAAGAATTAAAAACAGTTATAACTAAATTTAGAAATTTAGAAAATGCTTCTATTAAAAACACTGAAGGTTTTATAGAAGCTATAATGAGATTAACACCTAAAGAATTAGAAGGTAAAATATTTTATGATGCTGCAGGAAAAAAAGGACACAAAGTATTAAAAGATGGAGCACTAGAAACAGTAGAAAGATATGAAGAAGCTCTTAGAGTAGCTCAAGAAGTAGAAGGTTTTATAAAACCAGAAACTAAGTCACAAGATAAAGATTTAATACAAAAAGCCACTGATATAGTTGAAGGTATAAAACTTTTAACTCAAGGAAAATCAGAAGAGTTAATAGCAAAATTTGGTAAAAATTTTAAGAGAAAATTAAAAAGAAATAAAAAAGTTCAAGATGTAATTAAAGAAGAATCTAGTTTTAGTGATGAAGAATTAACTAACATGGCTATAGTTGAAGATACTATAGAAGCAGCAGAAAAACAATTAAAGCTAGACTTGGGTATGGACACAGTAGAAATAACTAATCCTTATTTTGAATTTAATCCTAAGTATATAGCAGAAGATGTAAAAGAAATTAAACTAACAAAAAGTCCATCTTTTAAAATAAGAGCTAAAACACCCAAGATAAAAACTGACAGCTTAGGGTTAACTACATATTCACCTGCAGTAATGAGTATGGAAACTAGAATAGGAGCTACAGCAGGTAGACCAGATATACCTTATATTAAACAATTTTACTCTGCACCAAAAGTCTCTGATAAACCTGGTAGTTATTATAATTTCTTAGAACAAGAAATGCGTCAATCAAGTGTACCTGTTAGAACTAGAGCATATGAAACTATAAAAGATTTACAAGAAGCTACTACTGCAATAGATGTTGGTATGTATAAAAACCCAAAAATAGACTATACTAACCAGCCAACAATCACAAAAAGAGATGGAACTACGGTTGCACTACCAATTACAGAAGGCGGACAAGTTGTATTAAAGCCAAAAAAACCAACTACTTTAAAACTACCAGATAAAAGCACTTTAAGAACAGTTAATACAGATTTAATTACTGGATTATCTACTATACAAAAAATAATAGGTGACGTAAACAAAAGCCCTAGACCAAAAGAAATACCTGTTACTATAATAAGAAGTTTAGAAACTGCTATATCATTAGCTAATGAAACTATATTATCTAGAATGAATCCTGTAGTAGCTAGACGTGCATTAGCTTTAAAAGAAATTATACCTGTTAGAAATTATAACAACTTATTAACTAGATTAATTAACTCATTAGAATTACCTAAACCTAAACCAACAAAAACAGCACAACAATTAAAATTAGAATATTTACTAAGTGGAGGAAAGGTAAAAAAAGTTCCTTCTAAAAATGTAGAACTAGATGCAAACGCTGAGTTTGCAGAACATTTAAAAATACAACAACAGAAAATAGCTAAATTTAAATCTACATTTACAGATAAAAAAATTGTGGATTATGTTAAAAAGAATAATCCTAAAATGTCAGATAAAGATATTACAATAGCAGCAGCTGAATTAAAAGAACAGATATATACAGCAGAATATAAAGCACTTACAGATTCAGATAGATATATTAAAATGTATGAAAAGAATTATTCACCAGATGCTTACTATGATACAACTCCTGAAGTTGGTTCTGACATAATCAAAGAAGAAGCAGACGCATTGTTTGCACGTCAAGCAGATGAAAGTATTGATACAGGAGAAATAGTTGACCCTTTAAGTGGAGAGAAAATACTTTCTAAAGAAGTGCTTGATACTGAGCCAGATGGATTACCTAGAATTGTAGGTTTTTATGATGAATTAGTATCAGGTATAAAAGACCCACAATTCCAACTAGATGATAAAATAAATTTAATAGTATCAACACGTCCTAGTAAAATAACAAAAGTAAATAAACTTTTACCACCTGCTAAAGCAACTGGTATACCTTTAGCTGGTAGAATAACTCCTATGAAGTTATCTAATCCTGCACATGCAGCTGCAGACCAATTAGAGTATATGTTAAATGTAGAATATAATGGTATACCTTTTGTTAATCTAAAAGAAGCTAATGAATACTTGTTGCCTAAAGTAAAAGAACTAGTACCTAAAGCAAACATAACCAAAGATGGTATTGCATATGGTAAAAATAAATTATTAGTTATAAAAGAATTAACTGACAGAGAACTGTTAGATAATCCAGGAACTGTTAAGTATGTATTGTTAGATTCAAATACTAACGTATCTGATTATCTAGCTTATGTTAATAAAAAGAATGCACTTAAAATTAAGAAAGCAAATCCAAAACAAAGACAAATAGATGCAGAAAAAACAGAAGTTCCTGGAACTAATATAGAAAACATATCTAGTGGTAAACAACTTAAAAGGTCTACTGGTGGTAAAGAAATAGATAATTTAACTTATATTGATAGTAGAGTAGGTAAACTATTAGATGAAACAGTAGATGCAGATACATGGATGAAAGCAGACCAGAACTTTAAATTAAACAATGTACCTCTTACTTACAATTTTGTAGACCAATTAGCTACTACTATGCAGAATGCTATAGAAATGCACAAAGTAGGTAATTTACAGACAAGAGATTTAATGGAAATAATAGAAGTAGCTTTAGAAAAACGAGGTATAAATCCTAAAAACTTACCTAAAGATGTAGACTATCCTAATATAGCTAGACGTAAACTAGATGAGTTGACTGCAAATATAGAAAAAGCAGGGGAAGCAAATAAAATGGGAGTCTCTGCTACTAATCCTATTGATATAATTAAAATGAAAAAACTAATGAAAGACTATGCTGATAACATGGATGATATAACTGGTAGAAATGCAGCTGAAATGTCTGCATTAGTAGACGAAGCTAGTGAGATTATAAAACAATTAAAAGATAATGGGTATGTAAATAGTGGTTTAATGAAACTAGATGAGCTTGCAACTATAGCAGACTTCTTAAAAACACAAGCTAATTTTGTAGGAGATGCTAATGTAGACTTGTTTGTAAAACAAATAGAGGATTCTTTTAGAGATGAGTATATTAGGTCTGCTCAAATGTTTATAACAAAAGAATATGGACAATTAAAAAATTATTTTGTTGCTGATACACACAAAGGTGGTAGTAAAATGCAAATGCAAATGAGAACTCAAGATGCTTCAGATTGGGGAGACACAGTAACTGAATATTTTCAAGCTGGAAAAGAATTAAAGAATGATTTTGGTACTGATTTTGAATCTTTAACAAAAACTATTAGACAAAACCCAGCTCAAAGAGAGTTTATTAAAGATAAAATGTTAGATTTTATAACAGATAATCCTGAGTTACTAGAAAACTGGGATGTAGGTATGGGGTTTCGTCCTGGTACACAGATTGTAAAGAATGCAGAAGGAGTAAGAACTGGTACAAGAGAAGTATCACAATTACCTTTAATGGGACAACAAGCTCCTGGGCAAGCTGGACTTAAATTTCAAGAAAGATACAAACAAATGAAATTAGGAAACTATGCTACAGGTATGAATGAGCGTACAACTACAGGAGCTATATTTAGAGACTGGATGCAACTTATGTCAGATAATCCTCATATATGGGAATCTTTTGTAGACAGACACATGTTAAGAGGTAAAGCTATAGACAAACTTTATTGGTTAAATAGGTATGCATCAGGAGATGATAAAGCTAAACACTATATACTAGACACTATTGATAATGAACCTATTATAAATAACATGAGAATAAATCATTTAAATTTTATATATAATAATCCAAGAAGTCATTACAAAGATGGTAATGATTTTGTAAATGCAGGTGCAGTGGATGAAGGCATAAATAGTCCTATAGATGATGCAGGAACTCCTCCTCCCCCATCAGGAGGAGGCTACTATAGCACTGTAGATACACCTGCTGAATCTATAAAAATTCCTTACATTGGTAAACATTTTTATAAAGACCCAGCACGTATATTTAAAAAAGCTTATCAAGTTATAGGTGACATTGGGTTTATAGATATTATAGATACAGCTAGAAATTATGTAAACAGAATGGCTGTAGTTCCTAAAGAATTTTTTGATTGGATGTCTCAATCTAGATTAAATAAAAGTATAACAGCTTGGCAGAAAAAATATCCTGATAGAAACTGGGCTGAGGAAGAAGTAAAGATAATAAATACTTTAAGAGACATAGATTATGAATTAGAACAATTAAGAGTAGGTAAAGATGGTAGTAGATATAGACTTAGAAGCCAAGAAGAATCTATGAGAAAAAGAGGGTTAACTGAAGAAGAAATAACTAGAGGTTTAGATGCTCAGATACAAATTATAAAATATAAAGAACAACAAAAATTAAATACTTTATTATCCACTAAATTAACTAGACCTGAAAGTAGAGAAATAGCAGAGGCTTTCTATGAAGGCACAAGACAAATTAGAGATACTAGATACAATGACTTGCTTACCCCTGATTTAGAACTTGCATTAAGAAACGCTGGTATAGCAGAAGAAAATATGCCTAAAAGAATAGGAGATTTAGTAGGTTATTTCCCTAGAATAGCTGATGGTAGTTTTAAAATTAAGTTACAAAAAGGTAACAAGTATTTTGATATAGGAACTTCTAATACTTCAAATAAAGAAACAGTGCAAAAAGAACTTATAAGATTTTTAAATAATGAACACAATGCAAAACTTTTAGAAAAACCTGATGATTATTTTATACACATAATACCAACAGGTAGAAACTTAAGTGAAATATCTGATACAGCTATGGCAAATGCTGTAGATAAAAGTTACAAATATCAATTAGGAGATGTAAAAAGATATTTGTTTGGTAAAGAAAAACTTACAGCAGGAGATAACATAGTTGATTTTCTAGCAAGAGCAGCTAAACATAGAGGAGATGGACCAATGCAAGTAACTCCTTATAAATCATTAGAAGAGTTACTGTCTAGTTATTGGTACAATAATAGTAAAGCCTCTTTAACTTTACCTTTAACAGCCAAAATAAAAACAGTACAAGGAAAGTTAAATAAAGATGTACAAAGAGATTTGTACAATTACATGACTGACTATCACAATATGTTAATAGGTAAAAAAGGACCTGTAGAACAAAACATAGATAAGGTAGTTAACAACTTAATGGATTATGCTTATAAAATTCCTGTTGTTAAAAACAGATTAGAATCATTAGGTATATACGAAGGTAGTGGTAACCTTAGAACTTTAAGTAATTTAATACAAAGAACATCTTCTTTTGTAGCTTTAGGTGCTAACGTAGCTACAGCTTTACTGCAATATACCATTGTAGGACTTAACGTATTACCAAGATTAGCTTTAGATAGTAACAGTGGTAAAATATTAATGAAAGCTTGGAAACATGCTGGTGGTATTATGAACAAAACTAGCCCATACAACAAAGCTTATGAAAGAGCTAACCTAGAAATATTTAAACAAGATGGTGCAGTTCAAGATATTCTTAATGCTGGTGGTATTAGAAAAGCTGGACCTACACGTCAAGCTTTTAGAAAATTAAATGATTGGGCTATGTGGTTATTCCAAGATTCTGATACAAGGTCTAGAATGTTTACTCTTGTAGTAGGTGTAGAGAATGGTAAAAATATTCTAAAAGGTCTTAAAAGAAAACTTGTTAACCGTAAAGAAGTTATAACTAATGCTAATTATAAAAAATATTTAACTCAAGATGAACAACTCATGTGGTTAAGAAGTAAAGCTAATAACACAAATTTAAAATCAAAAGTAACATCACCAGAAATAAAAAAATTAATAGATGATTATGCTGTAGATTTTATGGAGCAAACAAACCATACATATAACTCATTTAATAACCCATTAGCTTTTAGTAATCCTGTTACTAAACCATTTTTACAATTTAAAACATGGGTACAAAAAGAGATTACATTTTTTATAGATGCATTTAGAGAAGTACCTAGTTACTCTGGTGTGCCTATGGCAGAGAGGTATGGAAATGCAGCTAAGATAGTAGCTGCTTTCACAACACTTGGAGGTATATTCTCTTTACCTGGTGCTCAAGAACTAGACATGGCTACTAGATGGGCATTTGGTGTGTCTCCTAAAGCATGGATGTACGAACAAGATTCTCCATTACATGATGTATTAGCAGGTGGGTTCTTTACTTTAGGTGGTGTCAGCATGGAAGGAAGAACAGGACCTGGTAACTTATTTACTGTAATAGATACAGATAACTTGCTTGGTATATATCCTGCAAGATTAGCCAAGGCAGCCATGGCATTTAGAGATGGTAGAACAGATGCTGCATTAAACTTTGCATTACCTAGATTTGTACAAAATTTAAAACAAGGTTATGATATGGCTACTACAGGACAACTAAGAAATACTTATAATGGTGGACTAACATTTAATGTAGATGAAATGAGTGGTAATTCTGCTCTTAATATAATATATAAACTTGCAGGTTTTCAATCTATGGATGAAGCAAGATATCAAACTCTTAAGTTTGCTATGTTAGATGCTTCTAAATCTAGAGGTAGAGATAGAAGATGGATATACAATACTATATTTGATTATCTAGATGAAGGAGATACAAACAGAGCTAAAGCTTTTGCAAGAGAATCAGACGTTGAATTTGATAAAGTATTAAAAGAGTATAAGAAAAAGAATCAACCAGACTATACTCATAAAACTTATCCATACTTTGACAAAGAAGATGAAGTGGATAAAGTTATGGGACCACTATTTAATCCTAAAGAAAGGAGGCTCAGATGATGGAAGTAATAACAGAGTACATTCCTTGGTTATTATCTGGTGTTCTTACAGTAGCAGGATATTTGTTTAAAAACAAGTATCAGCAACTAAAGAAAACTGTAGATGTCTTCACTAAGATGTGGGAAGATGACAAAGTAACACAAGAAGAATGGAAAGAATTTGTAGATGAAGCAAAAAAGTTAATAGGTAAATAACCAGAACACCAGGAGGATAAATGGAAGAACTTATACCTATAATTAAAGAAGTAGGATTCCCTATAGTAGTAGCATTCTTTGTACTACTACGTTTAAATGGTAGCTTAGACAAACTAAAAGTATCTATTGATACTTTATCTGACAAGATGTCTGACAAAGATAATACTTTAGCTAAGCTTACTACCAAAGTAGACATGTTAGAACGTACCGTGTTTAGATTATCAAGAAATACAAGGAGGCAGAAGAACTCTGCCCCCCAGGTACAACCCATGGAGAAAGAATAACAAGGGAGTGGGCTGCACTAATTTAAAGTTGTAGGTTCTTCTCCAGTTGTTTTTGTAAATAAATCAGGAAACTCAGATTGAGCATAACTTGCCCAAGTAGTATTACTTAAATTAATAATTTCATATCCTTCTGATTTATGTATGTCTATTTCCGCTATGAACCTATTTGTTTTTTCTATTTCATCAGGTTCTTTTATATATAATAACTGAGATTTTAACAATTTATTAGTTACTTCATGAGGTAATATCATGTTAATTAAAGCAGCTAGTGCCATTCTACATTTAAAAAATACAGGTTCTTCCCACCCATCTATAACTATTAAACGTGTTTTACCCAAAGATATCAAAGCTGCTAGTGATGGTACAGCTTTTTCTACAAAGTCTGTGTTGTTAAAAGACAACATAAACTGTAAAGATATTAGCTCTCGTTCATCAGGATTCAAAGAATAATAATCTTCTATATTATATATATGTTTTAACTCAGCTAATACCAGTCTTTTTTTGTTGCTCATTTTTTATCTCCCTTTTGTGTGCTCGTGTAATTAAATCTACTATTATGTTAGGTTCTGCTTCCCAATACATGTAAAATTTACCAGGTACATATCTTACATTAAAAGGTATTCTTTGTAATATAAAATTTATTTTATCAGGAGATAAATTATAATACAAGTATTGATGTGGGTTCCAATGAGGCTCAAGTTGATACCAATGTAATCCTAAAATAGGATTAGATTTGTTAACATAACTTGGAGTTAAATACATATCTTTATACATGTACTCTTCTATCTGATTGTCTACCCATACCCAAAACTCAGGTCTTTCTTGAGTAGGTATAAATCTATCTAACTCTAAAGAAAATTGTTTTTTCTTTATTATCTCTAACATTCTAGAATATAAACTAACTCTTGTGTCAGTAAAAATACTACCAGATAGTATAGAACTTTCTGTAGTTGTAGATGCAAGTGTAGCTATAAGACTAAGTTTTTTTAAACTCTTTACATATTTATCCAACTAAGTATGTACTCCTTTATACTAGGAAAAAATCTAACAGGTTCAGACCTTTCTTCATTACTCAATGCAAAAAACATAATCATACCATTATCTTTCATTGCTGAATTAATCTGACGTTTTTGTTCTGCCATAGATATATAACCTTTTTTACATTGTATACCTATCCAGTTTCTTTGACCATTTCTAGAATTATAAAGACCTACAATAATATCTGCTTTACCTCTACTACCTCTAGACTCTACAATATAATACTTAAGTTTGGGTAATGCATCTAGTATAACAGATATAACACTACGAGTTTTCTTTTCAAACATGTACCCACGTCTGTACATTTTTTTAAATCTAGGAGTTCTACTTAGCTTTGACATTGCCGTCCTTATTACACAAGTCTAAATAAGTACAACCTTTACATATGTATTGAGGTACATCAGTAGGACGTGGTGGTAAGGTATTAGTAGCTATACCTTCTTTGATTGTGTTTACATGATTGTCTAACCAAGGTTTCCAGTAATCATACTTTTGTACTTCTCTACTCATTTTTTCAAACCTAGTATCACATGATATTACTACATACTTGTTTTCCATAGTACTACGTTTAGTGTACATTAATATACCGTAAGGTATATTTAACTTTAACTTTTCTTTACCGTAATACATCCAGAGTAGGATTTGTTTAAGATGGTATGGATGGTATTTAAACTCATTCCATTTCCATAATTCAGTAGACTTTAGTTCCATAGGTACATAGAATTTTTTATCTCTATAGTCATACTCATGGACAAAGTCTGTAGTAGCAGTACACACAACGTCTTCTTCAACTCTTATGTGTACAGGGAATTGATTTTGTTCTATGGATTCTACACCATGGAGATGTCCATCCATTCTTCCTAGTATCTTAGCCTGAGTTTCTTCATTAACAAAACCCATATACATTCTTTTTCTTGCAAAGATATCTTCTATAGGGTCGCTTGTTCTCTCACTGAAGTATCCATAATAACTCTGCCTTATGCAAGTTCCAAGGGAGCTGGAGCGTATAGCTTTATCTTTACCTCTAGCTTTCCATTCTTCAGTTCTAGCGTCCATGTAATTAGAAATTTCATCAGAACAAGCCTGTTCCAATGTTTCAAGGAAGTGTTCAGGGTCATATATTAAGTCTTTTACACTCATAATATAATGGGTAGTTTATCCACTATACCCAGGTGGGGGAAGACAGATTACTCCGTCTGTTCTGCACCCTCTGGCTCTGCTTGTAACAGGTCCAGTAAATCTTCAGGTACCTCTTCTTTAGGAATAGTAAATATTAAATCAGCTGGGTTCTTACTCTGTGATTTAGATTTATCATTCCAGAAAGCTCTTATCTTGAGCCCTCGTCCACCAATATTTAATATAGTATTCATTGCTAGTTTACTACCATTAGGTCTATTCCAACCTACACCTACAGTAACCCATTCTTGTTTTGCATTACTATTGGATGCAGCAGAACTAGCCTGTCTACCTCTAGATAAACTTGGCTTAGTATTGTTATAACGCTGATACGCCATATCGTCCTCCTCTAATTCCAGTTAGGTCCGTGTTCTTTAATGTCTAAAGGTAAGTCTAACATAACACCTGACTTATTTACATCAGGTATTTGTGTATTTATCTGACCTATTAGTTCATACACTAACTCTAATTCTGGTTTATATACATCTATTTCCATGGCATCATGAAACTCTAGCCATAGTCTTGATATACACTTGTGCTTCTTTAACAAGTCATACATTTCAAGTATACGTAACTTGTTTAGGTCTGCACTAAATGACTGAATTGGGAAATTAACTACTTGTGTAGGGTTCATTCTATCTCCAATCCTCCCATATACACTAGTATTATAACCTATTTTCTTTGTTAATGTCAACAACTTTTTTTGATAATCTGCAATACCTATCTTAGACATAACATCTAAATAAGTTGCAACAGTTGTCTTTGCTTTACTTCTAGATAGTCCAGCTTTGACTAGCTCACTTGAGAGTCTATGCTCTGTAGCCCCGTATACATATGCAAAGTTCAATATCTTAGCATTCTTACGGGTAATGTTAGCCAGTTCTGAAGTCAGGCTATGCATATCACTACCCTTAGTGTAAGCCTCTATAAGATATTTACTACCACTCAAGTAAGCCAGACATCTAAGTTCTGATTGGCTAGCATCCACGGTTAGAAGAGTTCCTTCCTCTTCAAATATAGATTTGAAACATGGTCGAACACCAGGAGGAATGTTTTGCATGTTAGGATTGGTACTTGTCATTCTACCCGTGGTTGTGGATGCTAGTTGTAAGTTGCAATGTAGTCTTCCTGATTTACTTACAAGCTCAGGAATCTTAGTAGTATAAGTAGTATTTAACTTACTATACTTTCTATATTGTAATATATTTTGAGCAAACTCATGATTAATACCTTTGAGTATAGTTTCTCCTGTACCATCTACTTCATAGCCTAACTCTAGTAATTTATCCTTTACTTGTGCAGGACTACTAGGATTAATATCATAATCTTTATTTATCTTTGTTAGTATTTCATCTAAATGTTTATTATTATGTTTAGTATATTCTTTTAGTTTAGGCATATCTACTTTAATACCTTGATGTATCATTTGAGATACAGGTAATACCATTGACATATCTATATCTCTAGCTGGTTGCATGATATCCCAGAACTGTGAGTAGTCTTCTTTAAACATGTAATACAATCTTAAACCAGCATACGCATCTCCTGCACAGTAGTCTTGTAACTTCTTTGTTGTCTGTGCAAAGTCTTCTATGGTGATATGCTTTGCATAGTCTACTAAGTGGAGGTAGTTATGTGCAAAAAACTTTAGACCACCTACAGGTAGATGCGAAGCTAGCTGTCTCTTAAGTATAAGTGTATCCATGAACTGACATTCTATTTGGTCAGGTCCTACTATCTTTAGTAATCTTATTACATCAGCAACTATGTTATGACCTACTACTGTAAGGTCTTTATTTTTACATACTTGTTCACGTAATAACTTACGTACTTCTACAGACATTTGTACAGCTGCACACTTGGAACTACTGCTTACTCCTACAGTATGAGTAATATCTGTTTCTATATTCCATTCAAAGTCTAGTCCAATATATCCTTCTTCTAAAGCTTCTGCTAGTACCTCTTCAAAGGATGGGTGTAGGGGTATCTCTTCTAGTTCATCACGGCATTCAGCTCCAGCTCTGCTGTAAGCTTCAATGATAGTTCTATCCAGTGCTTTATCTTTAAGTTGTTTTGGATGTATGCTTGATTCATACTCTTGGTCTATCTCTTTACATGCCATTCTTGCTAGCTCTCCCATAGCTACAACTTTGTCAGGTTTAATTTCATCTATCTCTTGCTGTAGTAAACTACTACACCAACGTACTTCATGTGTCTTAACTTCATAATCTTTTGGATAACATTTAACTGGACATGTAATCCATACTTCACAGTCTATTAAGTATTGCGTCATGTATTTCTTGACTGTGCTGCCACTTGAGTCTCCCCCAAGCTGCTTACGCATGTCTTCTGCTTGAGACGGTGTACCTAAAATTATAAGTATCCTACCACGCTGTCCATCTTGCAGCTTAACACGTAACAACTTAGGGGAAGAAGCATGTTCAAATAATCCACACCTTAGACAATTGTCATCAAGGTTTAGGGGTTTGTACTTCTTCCGTCTTTCTGTGTAGGTTCTCGTTAGCATCTTTCTCCTCCATTATTACACGAAACAATTCGTCTATGTTTCTTTGTAATATCCTTTGTATAAGAAGATAAGCAGTAACCTTGTTTGCTTCCTGCCTCCCAGGTTTATCTATCTCAAGACCAGTGACAATTTCTCTAGCTGTTTTTTCTATGTAAAATGTCATTGACTCTCTCCTGTCTTCTTCTCGTGTTATAGATAAATTTTTATAGTATCCCATTATAATACCTCATTAATTTGTGTTTCCAACTCATCATCTGTGTATTCATAAGGCTTGAGTTCTGGGTAGATTTCTACTGTACGTAGACCATACGCTCTCATCTTATCAGATATAAGTTTGGTTATGACCTTAGCATCAGGGTCAAAGTATATAATAAACGTAGTCTTTGCCATCTTAGATAGCATGCTCAATTGCATAAGCAATGATGTTTTTATATTAGTACCAAGTATAGCAACACTTGGTAAGCTTGTCCCTTGCCACATCCTCATAGCATCATACACTGATTCTACAATAAAGCAATAGTCTTTTATTTTTACCTCTGGTAAACACCTACTATATGTAGGATAAACTTTTACTTTATGCCTAACAACTGGGACTAGTTTGTATTTAGGTTTTCTATTTAGATAACGTATCTGTCTTCCTGACTGAGTAGTATCCATTTCATATGTTTCAATTAATAATTTGTTATCATAATACTTGCATCCAAATTCTTTAGCTGTTGATGCTGTAATCTTTCTATCATGAAAAAACTTTAATGCATTACCATTATACATGTAACTGTATTGTTCTACATTTTTAGTAACTGAAACTGTATTAACAGATGATTTACTTACAGGTGTTTGATGTGCTAAGTCTATCATCCATTGTTCTAGTTTGCCACTCTTCTTACAACCAAAACAATAATACCCATTCTCATATATAGCTAGAGATGGGTCTGTATCTCCATGAAAGGGACACTTAGTCATTGTAATTACTTTACCCATAGAGTATGTACAAGCCTTGTACTATAAGTGTAAGACCTATGATGTACATGGCAGCTCCTATAAAAAATTTTTTATTCATCTTCTACTATCTCAGGTCCTGCAAACATAGAGTCATCCCTATGTTCTTCATCAGGAAATGGCTCATGTTTATCAAACTTTTCTTTAGCTTTCTCACAAGCTTCTTCAAAAGTTAGACCTGCCTCCATATAACATTCTACTAAGGCATCTAATAGAATATCATTGTACTCATTACTCATTGTTAACCTCCTCGCATATATCAAATTGAAAACCAGTAAAGTCACTCTTAACTTCACCTGTATCTATTATAGCATTAGAAACTTCTATAGAAAATTTTTGCTTTGCATCTTCTAAGTTTTTAGCTTCAACTTGCATTTCATATTCTACTACTTCACTGCCTCTAATAATAAATGTCTTCATGATTTATGCTCCTTTTGTCTTTGAAAATATGTTTTACTACTAGTTTGATGCTCGTATTCTGAGACAGCTTCATCATACTCTTGCACTTTTTCTTGTGCTTTTTGTTCGCATGTTTCTTTAATAGCTTGTCCTAGTTTATCTAGCTTCAGTGTCAATACCCCTTCGCTGGTAGTTCGCCCGTCAAGGGCGACTACACAGCTTTGTGGTATTTCCACTTCTTCTATGAGTATCTTACCTTTAGTATATATTTTAAATTTAAATGTATCACTCATTGTCTTCCTCCGTATATTCTTCATAGTCATATGTTAACTGATTGAAATCAAAGTTAATTAGAAACTCTTGCAATGCTGGATGTCTCCTAGCTTTGATAGTAGTTATGTTCCTGTATCCTGTGTTGATGTCTCCACCTACACCTAATACTAGGTCAGCATGTGATATGATACCAGCCTTAGCTTCTAGTAGATTATCTGCACTAGGAAATGGGTCATCCTTGTTTAGTTGATGAGCTGTTATAATAATAACATTCTTATCTTGAGATATACGTTTTAGTTCTGACGTAATATTCTCTAGCTCATGCCTTCTTGCATCAGCTTTCTTCAAAGATGACATAACACCTAGATAATCTAAGAACACTATGTCTGGTTTGATTGTATCAATCTCCATTTCTAATTGTGTGGTAGTAAACTCAGAATAACAACATGCATAGAAGTCAGGAAACTCTTGCACTGCAAGTAATCTTTTACGTAACATAGTTTCACTGAAGTCTTTGATAGATATGTATAATGTTTTGAGTTTATTTATACAAGCTTCACGTACAAATGATAGCATGATGCTGGTCTTACCACGTCCAGTAAATGCACATATCACAGCAAGTTCTTCTTTGGTTAGTCCATAATGAAACAAATAGAACAAGTCATTAGTTTCTGTCATCTCCATATCAGAAAACAATTTAGATTTACTTGCACCATATTGTATTGTGTTAGTAGATACACTAGATATCTTAGATAACTTATCATCTAATGGTTCATCAGATTGTATGATGTTAGATATCTTATGAATCTTATTGTTTGTTAACAGAGTATTGATAGCTCTGTATCCAGTTACATTACTGACTGTCTCTTCCATGTCTTTAAAGAACATGTATTCATCAGCACTAAGTACATCCTTGACTATGCTTAAGAAGTCTGTCTTAGTTAAAGATTCTTTTTCTTTCTTTAACTCTTCCCATAACATATCATATGGATATTCAAGATAAACAGATTGTAACATAGGAACCATTTGGTCTCTCTTACTTTTGTTTAACAGAAATGTAAATAGATTTAGGTAGGTATTCTCCACTTGTATCCTCCCGTGTATATTCTAGTATACTATTATTGACTTATAAAAGTCAATAAATAGTTATAACATGTGCATGTTTTTCTATGATACGTTTATTCCAATCCGTTGTCAAGAGAAACACAGGTTTATTGTGAAATTTCTTAGTCATCTCTAGACTACTTTTGATATCATATAAACCACCATCTGTATACACAACAACGTGGTCTTCTGGACTAGCATAATCAAATACAGGTTTGATTGTTGTGCCTCCATAGAATCTACGTATTGCTTCTTCTATTTCTTTGGTTTGATTTACATCAAATATTGTAGATATTTCTGTATCAAACAGAAGCACTTTATGTCTACCTTTTGTTAGGTGTTGACTAATAACTCTGACAATTATGTCAATGTCTTTTCTATCCATACTACCAGAACAATCTATAGCAAACAAGAACCTACTCTTTGAATTAGAATAGGCTCTACCTTTTTGTATGATACTAGGATGTATTGGATTGTGTGGCTCACGTCTGTATGAACTTACCCTTTCAGAATTATTGTAGTTATGTATAACTTGTAGAAACTTTTGTAACCATTTAGGTTTAGCTATAGGTTTCTTGAATAGATAATCATAGTCTACATCAGTCACACCTGAATTAGTACCAGCAGATTGTAATGTATTACCTGGTATATGTACACCTTCAGCCTGTGCTTTTCTTATGTTAGAAGAGATAGAATCTTTGATGATTTGACTATCTAAGTCTGCGTCTTTATTAGGTTTTATTTTCCAGAAACTATCATTTAGGTTTTCTTCTACCCACTTATTGAACTTATCCATCTTCTCTTGAGCTGCCTCCCACAGCTTGTGGTATAAGAACTCAGGGGGTAGTACTCTTAGATTACAAGACTCATAGGTACATGGTTTACCTGCATGCTCTTCAAGTATTTGTGGATTAGCAGTGTTGACATGTATGCTGCAATCTGCTACAATATTAAAGAGCTTACGTTGGGCTACTGTCTTGCCTTTCATAAAGCCAATATGCCCAAACATACCATGAGCTAGTTCATGTTTGATTAGTTCTATCTTGAAATCATTAGGCTTGTGTAACCAGTCTGATGAGATAAAGATATTCAATCTACCATGTTCTGCATAACAGTACGCTGAGTTTGTAGTCTTAGTATCAGTATGAAAATTAATATCAGGCACTTGATACATTAGCCATTTATCATTGTCAAATGATACAAATTCATGTATGTTAATCAACATTATCTTGTCCTCCTTAGAGACATGGACCTACGTTTACGCCACGTAGATATACCTTTGGGTCTCTTGTATGTAGATTTTTGTGGTGGTGTAAAGATATGCATTGACTGTTCATTGTCCCAGTCTGTATTGGGTACAAACCAAACAAACTCTTTCTTACGTCTGAACGCATCAAACAAGCACAAGTCATGGTCATATCTTGATTTCAAAACATTCATTATGTTTTGTTCTGACCAGGCAACATCATTCTTTAGGCTAGTATGTTTCAGTTGTTCTGGAAACAATAGCTTAGTTTCTTCACAGTACATAAGATAGGTATCGTTGCAAAGCTTACCATCTTGTCTGGATATATACACGACTGACATCTGCATGTCTGTATACCCTTCAACACCAGAGATATTGTGAGGCACATGTAGGTAATTATGATACGGACGATTACCTGTGCGTGTATTATCCATTAGCTTCATACCAACAACACACTGTACATCATCAGATTGTATTGTTTCTGGTTTGAAATAGACTCTCCAACGGTAATACCTGTCACCATACTTACTCTCATACCAAAGAACAGCTTCCCTGGTAGGTGTCCAGCGTGGGACATCTTCTTGTGTACTGTATACACCTGACTTGATACGCTTGAAGAGGGTTTCTTTACGGTTATGCAGTCTTTCTTTCTTTCGTTTTTCTATCTCATCACCGTAGTGTACATCATCAATGTTACCACTACTCACTGCACCCTCATGGAAATCTTCTACGTCTTCATAAGCTCCTGAATGATGAGTGTTTAGTCTATCTCTTTGTATAACAGACAGTGGCTTAGTCATAGGTTGGTTGTATCTTTTGTAACTATTTAGTGTATGACCTAGATACTTTGCATCTCTGTTACCTGGAAGCTGACTATAATTCAGAATCTTGTAGTGTGGATTCGCTCTGCGAGTTAGCATCTTCAACCTCCCAACTGTATGCCAGGTCATCTACTGCACTTGTATATCCACCAAGTACAGCACCCAGCTTTCTACCTAGAGCTTGTACAAACTCTGTACTGAACTCATGTCTTGATAAGTTAGGATAGTTGTCAAAGAATATGTCATGAACTTGACTGTAAAGTCTGACAAGGTCATCAGCATTTGTTGATGCAAACTTTTCATACAACTTAACAACCATGCTAGCATGACTAACATACTTACCTACTTTAATAAACTCAACAATGTGCTTGGCTGCACTGTCTACACTACGCTGAGTATGTACAAAGTTGTTAAAGGTTTCTTCTTTGTCCAGAAGCTTAGCATAGTCT